TCTGACTTGAAAGTTTTGCCCTGTTTCGCTTTTGTCATATCGGCGAGCCGTGACCTCGTTGTTTGCATCGACCGTTTCGTTGTAAGTGTTCCCAATCTCAAGTGGAGGGCTAAAGCTAATAATGTTGGTTAGATCTATGACATCAGCGCTGGGATTTGACTCGCCGATTACAGGCTTGGCCTGCGTGGCTCCTCCTAAATAGTTTGAGTATTCAATGTCAATCAGCTGCTTGTTGTAGCTGCCACCTAGTTTTGTCTCATTGAAAAATATATTATCAGGCAAACCATCTGTGGTGCCTGCAACGATGCCTTTGATTGGTCCTTCACAAAGGAGGTCCAGAAACTTGATGACAGAAGTGGATTCAAGTGACATGGCTTAAATGTTGAAATCTTTGTGTGTAAAGTTATCGTCTTTGGTTTTTAATGTTTTATAGCCTTGACGTATAACTTGCAAGGAGCATCCTGACGTAGCTCTAAAATCTGTAAGAACTATCTTAGGCTTTATTTCGTCTCCCGGATCGCCAGGTTCTGAATATCTAATAAAGTGCATCCATGTGTAAGTTGTCCCCTTTTCTATTAAGCCCGAAACAGTTCCACCAACACTTGCCACCACTGGATCGTCACCAGGGCTAATCACATGGACAACATCAATTCTGTACGAAAAAAAGCCGTCAACTTTTGTGCTGCCTGCATCACCAGCGAGATCAAACAGACCATTGTTTAATTGCAAAACAACTTGGTAGTTTTTGCTGTTATCATTTCCGGCCTTTCGTGATACAACTCTTCTCATGCTTGTGACGACGCCAACATTACTGCTATCTGCTGTTATGTTTATAGTTTCAGAAAGCGACATTTTCTTGGTTAATGCGTCGTCAAAATAATAATCTTGACCATTTCTGTTTCCCTTTATCTGACCATTGGGGTCGCTAACTCGCCTGATTCTAGCTCCACCAGCCAAGATAACTTCGTCGGTTAGCGTTTCATTGTTGACTGTCATAGTTTGCGTTCCAGGTGCCCGTATGTATGCCACGGCAGGATGCGCAATATCTTGACGGCTATCAGACTCAACCTCAACAGAAATCAAATGTGAGCCAATCAAACATTTTCCATAGACAATCGGAACTGCCGCACCATTTGCTCCTGCTGTGTTGACTGCTCCGGTGTATGCGTAATTCTGAACGCCATCGGTAGCTCTTGTGACGCCTTGCGGTCCTGTTGCGTTTACGTTTTCACCACGTCCCCTTGCCCTGCGGATGGTAGGCATTGGTGAAATAATGTTTGCTACACCAGACAGAATAAGACTGGCACCGATTGCGCTTAGAGCTGTGCCAACAGTCGTTAACGTTCCAGCAAGCCCAGAGGTAGCCGCTAATCCAGAAAATGTGCCCGTTACAGCGCCAGTAAGCAGCCCAGTTGTGCCAAATAATCCCGCACCAGGTAACAAGAAAGAAGCCGCTACTAAACCAACACCAATTAAAATCGTAGACGTATTTCCGCCACCGCTTCCACTAATTATAGGCGTTAAAATTAACGGCTTGCGGCCAATTGGCAAATGTAAATCATCGTACGTTAAATCGTACGCACCTTGCACCAAGGTGTAGCCAATCCCGTTCTCGTGTGCATGTATCAGTTCACTTTGCAGTTCTGGACGATTGATAAACAGCAGTTTCAAGCCATCAGCTGGAGTTCTCAGGTTCTTGTAAGTATGCGTTGCGCCATAGCGTTCAGCTAAGCCGCCCATCAGCTGGATGGTCTGCTCCATACCGAAAGACGGCTGCAATCCTCTTGACATAGTAACGGTTAATGGGCTCTACAACACTCAAGGAATCCATGCGCTGGTGCAGCATCCGCATGTCTCCGACGTAGATGGCACCATGCATTGCTGCTGCTGTATCCATTCGCATCACCAGCATGTCGCCAAAACGTCTGTTGTCCCAACCGACATTTGTAAACCCAACAGCAGGTGCCTCACGCAGAAACACGCTCTTACAAGACTCTAGATCACTGGGACGCTCAAACTCAGGCAGCTCAATGCCTTGCAACCGGTAGAAGTCTTGGATCAGTGTGTAGCAGTCATAGACACCGTAGGACCACTGTCGTCCGAGGAGGGCTGAATAATCCACCATCGCTTTGCTGCAACGTCCCAAACGTACCAAGGAAGCCCAATCTGCTGGCAAGCTCGCTTGTCTAATTCGCTTGGGGGCTTGCCGTTTGGATGCGAATGAACAACAGCCTCAATCGGGCCTTTCGCCAAAATTGTTAAGTAATCTGTCGGATGAATTTGAAACTCATCAGCCGGATTGTCGGCGATATTTCGACAAGGCCAATACGTGCCTTTAACTACTAACCCGCAGCTTTCCGCAGGCAGCACGCTCATTGCGTGCCCTTCAGCATCAAGTCTGAATCCTGACATTGTGAAACCCTCCAAAAGGCAAGTCTCCAGTCGGGAAACGAGCGCGACAGCTGGTGATTTTTTTCCCGCAAACGTCATCAGCAGAAGCGGTCACAGGCTGGTCATCGATGTCAAAAAAAGCAGACCCGGCGTAAGTACATTCTCGCTCTTTGTATTTCCAAGGGCAATAGTTGCCAATGAGTCGTCTAGGTATTTTCACATCAACTAGCTCTAGCTTGCTTGCTAGCTCAAACTCAACGACCTGCGGGGTTTCTGCGGCGATACGATCAACATAGAAAACTTCATCAGGGAACTTGCCGAAGTCTGCATCAGCGGTTGCATGGGACAGAAAGTTGATTGATTGCGGGTTTGACGTGTCTTCTGTCTCCAAGGCAAGCCCACCCTCAGTAGCGACAGTGCTCTCATCTAAAAAGTTAACGGCATCCAAAAATTTCTTCAACGTGCGCACACGCTTGACTTTAGCCATCTCTAAATTGTACAAACTGATCAAACTGGATATTGCGTTGTTCACGTTTGACACCTTCATGCTGGGTCGTGGAAGCTGACCTTTCGATGACTTTTCAAAACCATCGACTTCGATCGGTGTCGCCGCATAGGTCTGTCCGTTGAAAGTAATGTTAACGATAAGCCCATTGGTTCCTGCATGAAAGTATCTAATATCATCCACGCCATTGACAGCAGTAGTCAGGTGCAATTCATACAGCTCAATGATTGCTGACGGCTCTAAAGAGTAAAGTTCGTTGTAAACTGGGCTGATTGATTCCCATGTGACCGATCCTGTGGCTGTGCTTTCGGTAACGGTGACAAACGGATGCTGCGGCCAAGCAGGCTCAACAAATCCAGACCTAGCGTCTCCTGTCGTTGATTTGACACGAAAAACAAAAGCCGCATCATTCGGATCAACGGTTCGAGAAACAACTTGACCAACGACACGTATCGCACCAAGGCCAATCGACTCATCTTCTGAATCTGGATCAGCTGCAGCTGCAGCGCCTTCGCTCCATGCAGGGTATGTGGTCATGCTTCAAACACCTGAATGAATGTTGCCGAAATCTCGGCACGGTTTACAAATGTCACCGTTTTGCTCCACTGAGGGCATATAAATTTAGAACTTGACGATTCATTAGGCGGCGTAAATGTAAACTTCTCTTGACCCGCTCTGGCGTCTAAAAATGTTTCTATCGTATTGGCATCGGTCTCGGAGACATTAAAAGTTAGCTGATACTGCTTAGGATTGTTGTTGATGCCAAAAACTGCCCGCTGTGCATAGCCAGAGCCAAACTGAGCGACGTTGACCCGTGGTTGACTGCTTTTGACAGTGCCATAGGTGGGCTGAATAGAAGGGAATGGTTCGGTCATCAGACTGAAAGTAGTCCTCCAGGTCGTTTTTGTTTGATCAGTTCAGCCTGTACGGCTGCGCCAATCGCCTGTCCCAATAGCTTGGCATTCGGCTGATTGCCTTGTGCCTGCGTTCCAGAAGCATCGACGTTCACAGTAACGTTAGCGCCGCCAAAGCTGCCAGACGGTGCGATGCTGCCACTTCTGCCAGGCGTAAACAGCTCAGGACCTTTTTCGCCAACCATGTAAGAACGACCAGCACTGACGCTTCCGCCGGATGCTCTAAAGCCGCCGAAGATTTTGCCTAAGATTCCACCTGTGCTGCCAAGCCCTCCAAGAGCAGTGTTGACACCAAACTGAAGCAGAATGTTTGCCACGTTCCTGAGCGTATCTGCAGCGACATCGGCGAGCTTCTTGGTGCCATCAACAGCAGCGGTTAATGAATCAACGATGCCAGACTGGATAGATTGACCGATCGATGCATATAAATTATCCATTTTTTCAGCCGCTTTTCTCTGCGCTTCAGCAGACGCTTCAGCAGCCTTCTTCAGCTTATCCTGTACTTCTAGCCCTGCTTGCCTTGCATCAGTTGCCTCCTCTACTGCGATTCGAGCTGCAATTTCTGCATGTACAACTTCGTCTGACAATCCCTTTGTATCTTCGAGAATTTGACGCAAATCGATATTCAATTGCAATGAGCGTCTTTCTTCTTCTGTAAGCGCACCTGCTAATGAAGCCTGATCCTTAAGGTCTTGCGTTCTCCGGGCAGAAGAAGCTAAAGACCTTTCTAGCGCTTCTGCTTGTCGTTCTTCATCAGTTTTACCTGTTGCGGATTTGCTTGGAGCATTTAATTGTGCGAGCAACTGCCTGATTCTTTCTTGCAGCGCGGCGACTTGTGGGTCTTCAACAGGATCAGAAGTGCCGCTATCAGCCGTTTTTTGGCCTAGAGCCTCGCGCCTGTTAATTATTAACTGACGCATAGCAGTAATTGTGTCTTCAACTTCATTCCGTAATCTGCCAAAATCACCTTTTCCAGTAAATCTGAACGCAGCACTTCTAGCTTCGTCAAGCGCACCTTCGAGCTTCAATAAATCTGCTTCAGACTGGGCTAACTCCGGACGCAAAGTTCCAATAGATTTTTTGAGAGCAGTAAATGCGCCTTCATTAGCAAATCCAGTGCTTGCTGCAGCCTGCAAGGCCGCTGCTGCTCGACTTACCCCACCAGTCGCAAGATCAGTGAATTTACTGATTGCCGTTGACGCTGCAGAAATTATGTCGTTGATGTTGCCTAAAATTCGCTTCAGCGAAGGTCCTAGTCTCGTGTCCAATGCTCTAGCAACATTGCCAATGTTATTGACAATGCTAGTGACTTGCGCGGTCACAGTGCCGCCTAAGTCTTCAGTAGCCCGCTCTGCCGCTCCAGCTGAATCTTTTTGATTATCAAGACTGGTGTTAAATTTTTCAAGCTTATCATTCGCTAACGGCAAAATTGTGGCGACTGCTTCAACGCTGCCAAACAATTTAGTTAACGCAACCTCGCTCCCGCCTGTTTTCTCAATGACGTCTTCTAAGAATCCACCAAAGCCTTTGGTTTTTATGGCCGCAGAGTCGAATTGAAGGCCAAGCAGTTTTGAAGTTTTTCTAGCTTCTTCTGTTGGTTTAATCACCGATGCGATTGCTTGTCGCAAGCCAGCAAAGGTTGATTCAACAGGAACACCAGTCGCTGTCACTGCAGAAATAGCCGCATTTAATTCTTCAATTCCTACGCCAGCAGCCGCAGCAATAGGTGCCACGCGACCAATTTGTGCGGCATACTGAGCAACAATAATTTTGCCGTCATTTTGCGTTTGTATAAATCCGTCCACTAATTTTGAAGCCTTGTCTGAAGACAATCCGTAGGCGTTTAGCACTGAAGTTGTTGCATCTGCAACCGTACCAAGATCAGAAAGCCCACCTACAGCGCCTTGCGTCGCAGCCTTCAAAATGTTGGCAGCCGAAGCGGCATCTGTAAAACCTGCTGATGCCACGTCATAGGCAGCAGTGGTTAACTCTGTCTGACTTACAAGCCCTTTCAACTCATTGCTCACTTCACCTAATCTGCTTTTCAATTCTTTTGTATCGACGCCTAACGTTCTTACTGCCGCTGCCGCTTTATCGGCTTCCGCAAAACCTTTGAAAAACCTTCGCGCAAGATCTGCCGCGCCAAGCGCCACACCAAGCTGACCGACAAGATTGTTGACTTTACGAAGAGAGCTGACGGCCTGATTGGCGTCAACCCTCAACCTTACATTTGCCTCAGCCATGTGCCACCAGCAATGCTTCCATACTACCGCCGTCCAGCTTTTGCGCGATCGACTGCCTGTCTTTCACGTTCAGCCTTCAGCTCGTAATACGCTGCAAAGTGAATGAACTCCGCGTCAGTCAACTCTGTGCGGAGCTTGCTCACAGTCATACCAAGCTCGCAGGCCAGAAAAAACTCAAAATTGAGCCAGCTGTCCTGCTTTAGTCGTTTTTTGCTTCTTCTAGGCTGGTCTCTTCACCTAGGCCAAACAAGAACAGCTCAAGTTCATTCAGGACAGACTCAGGCAACTCACGTTGTAGCTTGACCGCATCTGCTGAAGCGAACGCCTTTGTCCCATCCTCAAGCTCAGCCATCTGGCACAGCATTTGTGTGCTGATGTCCAGTGCGTCTTCTGAAGTGGTTAATGACTGAGCCCGCTTGCGATCTGCTCTTGTGATTGGGCGGAAATACAACGCAATGACAATCTCGCCGTTTGCATTTTTAAGATCAAATCGACGGCGCTGGTTAAGATCAAACGATCCAACCAGCAGATCGACAGTGCGTTGACTAGATGCGCTCATCAGACT